ACCGCCCTGGCCGAAGGTCACACGCCCGAGCAGTTCCAGCGCGCGTTGCTGGACAAGCTCAACGAGCGCGCGAACAAGCCGCTGAACGACCAGCTCGGCGGCGCCGACATCGGCCTGTCGGACAAGGAGCTTCGCAGCTATTCGCTGCTGAAGGTCGTTCGCGCCCTGGTCGACCCGACCGACAAGCGCGCGCAGCGTGAAGCCGCGTTCGAAATGGAAGCGAGCGAGGCCGCGCGCGAGAAGCAGGAGCGCAAGTCCGACCGCTTCGTCATCCCGACCGACGTCCTGCGCCGCCCCGTGATGCTGTCGTCCGACAACATCCGCGCGCCGCTGAACACCGGCACCGGCGGCACCCTGGCGACCGGCGCGACCGGCGGAAACCTGGTGGCCACGACGCTGATGTCGTCGAGCTTCATCGACCTGCTGCGCAACAAAGCGACCATCATGTCGATGGCGCGCGTCCTGGGCGGCCTGGTCGGCAACATCGACATTCCGAAGCAGCTCGCCGGCGCGACCGGCTACTGGCTCGGCGCCGAGGATGCCGACGCGACCGAAACCGGCGCCGAGTTCGGCCAGATCGCGATGTCCCCGAAGACCATCGCGGCGTTCACGGAAATCACGCGCCGGATGCTGATGCAGTCGTCGCTTGACGTCGAAGCGCTGTTGCGCGCCGACCTGGCCATCGCGATGGCGCTCGAAGCGGATCGCGCGGGCTACTACGGCAGCGGCGCCGCCGGCGAACCGCTCGGCATCGCCAACGTGACCGGCATCAACGCCGTTCCGTTCGCCGCGCCTGGCCTGCCGACGTATCCGGAGCTGGTGGCGATGGAAACCGCCATCGCGACGGACAACGCCGACGTGGATTCGATGGTGTACGTCGGCAATGCCGGGTTCCGTGGCCACGCGAAAACCACGCTGAAGTTCGCCGCCAACGGCGCGTCGACGCTGTGGGAGCCGGGGAACCAGGTCAACGGCTACAACGCGAAGATCACGAACCAGGTCCAGCCGGGCGACGTGTTCATGGGCAACTTCGCGGACTTCCTGGTCGCGATGTGGGGCGGCCTGGAAATGACGGTCGACCCCTATTCGAATTCGAAGAAGGGCCGCATCCGCATCGTGACGTTCCAGGACATGGACTTCGCGGTTCGTCGCACGCAGTCGTTCTGCCTGGGCCAGTAACGGCCCACGCGTGGAGCGATGACGTAACGAAGGGGCCGCCGACGCCGGCGGCCCCATTTTCTTTCCCTGCAACCAGCGAGAACGAACACCATGTCGAAGCAACTGCAAACGCACCTGCTGATGCTGACCGCCGCCGTCGTCATCGGCGGCCAGATTTGCCGTCCTGGCGAGGTCGTCGAAGTCACCGACGGCGAAGCAAAGGACTTGCTGTTCCGGGGCCGCGCCAAGCCGGCCGAAGACGTCGACGGCAGCATCGCGGCCGCGAGCGCGCGCGTCGCCAACGGCGAGGGGGACGGCGACTTGAACGCCGACCTGACCGACGCGAACGACGGCGCCGAGCAGCGCGAGGCGGAAGCGCACGGCGCGACCCTGGACGCCGCGCAGCAGGACGCCGGAAACCAGGCCGACGCCGCGCGTGACGCCGCCAGCGAGGCGCAGAAGCCCGCCGGCAAGTCCGGCCGCGCGAAGTAACCGGAGGCGCCGCCGTGCCGTCCTGGGAGCGTTTGGACGACTTCCTGTCGCTGAAGGATTTCGGCGAGCTGGCAACGTTCACGCCCGAGGGCGGCGCGGCGCGCGCACCCGTGCCTGGCATCTTCGACGACGCGCATTTCAACGCCGAAGCGGGCAGCTTCGACATGGACGCGTCGGACCCGCGCTTTCTGTGCAAGGCGACCGACGTCGTCGGCCTGAAGAAAGGCGCGGGATGCACCATCGCCGGCCGCGTGGGCGCCTGGTACCTGGTGCGCGATCCGAAGCTGGACGGAACCGGGATGGCGACCGTTTTCCTCGCGCTTGCCTGACCCATGCGCGGGCTGTCCATCGACATTCAGGGCGACCAGGTTTCGAACCTGGCCGCATTGCTCGGCGCGACAGAACACCAGGCGCAAGCGGCGTTGCGTTCGACCTATGGCCGCATGGGGAAATGGCTTCGCGCACGCGCATTGCGCGGCTTGGCCGTAAAGCTCGGCATTCCCCCGAAGATTCTGCGCGCGCGCGTGAAGACCTTCCGCCTGGCGCATGGCGTCGGATCGCGCGGCGAAGGCGCGAAAGTTTGGTTCGGCCTGCGCGACATTGCGCTCATTCGGTTACGCGCGCGCGAAAGCGGGAAAGGCGTCGTCGCAATGGGCGGCCGTTACGTCGAAGGCGCGTTCATCGCGAACCTGTTCGGACGTCGGCAAGTGCTGAAGCGCGAGGGTAAAGCGCGCATTCCGATTCGCGTCGTGTACGCGGAAATTTCCGAGCCTGCGCAAGTCTTCATCGAAGACGTGTTGATCGGCACGGCGGAATTCGATTTCCAGTTTTTCAAGTTCCTGGAGCATGAGCTGAAATGGCGGACGCGAATCTTGAAATGAATTTGGACGCGTTGCATGACGCCATCGAAACGGCGATCAAAGCAGCGTTCCCGGATTTCCAAACGGTCGAGTTTTACCGCGAGGACGAAGACGCGAACGTCCCGACGCCGGCTTGTCTGCTGGACATGGTCGAAGCGGAGCCGCAGAAGCCGAGCGATGCAGGGTCCGGCATGCTCCCCGCCCTGGTTCGCATCGAAGCGCGCATCATCATGGCCAGGCGCACCGCTGCGACGCATCGCGCCGTGCGAAAAGCGGCGACGTCGCTCGCCGGTTGGCTGTACCTGCGCCGCTTCCCTGGCGTCGTGACGGACGAAGTGGAAGTTATCGCTATCGAACCGGACGAATTCGCGCCGAACGTCGAGCGCTTTTGTGTGTGGCGCGTCGAATTCGTCATGCTCGCATTCTTCGGAACCGATGCGTGGAAGAATGACGGCACGGTCCCGACGGACGCGTTCTATTCGATTGCGCCCGACATCGGCATCCCGAACAAAGAGAAGTATGTCAATGGGCTGGCGCTGGACGTGACTCCGTGAGCGCGCTCGCAGACCATGACCGGATGATCGGCGCCGCGATCATGTTCGGCGTCGTCGCTGACCTGGACGAAGCGAACGCCCGCGTTCGCGTCGACTGTGGCGGTATGCGGACGGATTGGATTCCATGGACGGAGCGCGCGGGGCCAGGCGTTCGCACCTGGTCGGCGCCCGAGGTCGGCGCGCAAGTCGTCGTCGCGTCGCCGTCCGGCGATCCGGCGCAAGGCGTCGTCATCGGCGGAGTGTTCCGCGACGCGCATCCCGCGCCGGCGAATGCGAAGACCGTTCATCGCGCCACGTTCGAAGACGGAACCGTCATCGAATACGACCGCGAGGCGCATCGGATCACGGTCGACGTCGGAACCGGAAGCGTCGTCATCAACTGCGACACGGCGACCGTCACCGCGCAAACCAGCGTCACGGTCGACACGCCGACGGCGCATTTCACGGGTGACGTCAACGTCGACGGAAAGATCGCGGCCGGCGACGACATCACGACGCCGGCCGAAGTGAAGGCCGGCGACATCGGACTGAAGGCGCACAAACACGGCGGCGTTTCGTCGGGCAGCGCGCAGACGTCCCCGTCCGTCCCGTAACGCCAGGAAATCCCGCCAGTGGGACCGCATGCGCGAGGTCCGCAGACTTCGCGCATGCAAGGCATCGACGCGACAAACGGGAAATCGCTTTCGGGCGTCGGCCATCTTCGACAGTCCATCGTCGACATTCTGACGACGCCCATCGGTTCGCGCGTGATGCGCCGCGAATACGGCTCCGGCTTGTTCCGGCTCATCGACGCACCGTTGAACCGCTCCGGCGTGATGGACGTCGTCGCGGCTGTCGCGGACGCCCTGGAGCGATGGGAACCGCGTTTCCGGCTGACACGCGTTTCCGCGTCGCAGACGGCCCCAGGGGCTTTGACGGTCGACGTCGTCGGCGAATACCTGCCGGACGGTCGCGAAATCGTTATCGACGGAATCGAGGTCAACTAATGGCGGGGAGCTTTACCAGCGTAGACCTTGCGCAGCTTGCCGCGCCTGGCATCGTCGAAACGATCGACTTCGAAACCATCCTGGCCGCGATGCTCGCCGACTTGCGCGCGCGCGACTCCGCGTTCGATGCGCTGGTCGAATCGGACCCGGCCTACAAAATCCTGGAGGTCGCGGCATTCCGCGAAGTCATCATCCGGCAGCGCGTGAACGACGCTGCGCGCGCCGTGATGCTCGCCTATGCGACGGGGTCGGACCTGGATCACCTGGGCGCCCTGGTCGACGTCGCGCGCCTGGAGCTTGCTCCAGGCGATGCGGACGCCGGTATCCCTGCGACGATGGAATCGGACGACGACTTCCGTCGCCGCATCCAGCTCGCGCCCGAAGGCTTCAGCGTTGCGGGGCCGACGGGCGCCTATGTCTTCCATGCGCTCGGCGCGGACCCCGACGTCGAGGACGTCGCGGCCATTTCCCCGTCGCCTGGCGTCGTCGAAATCTATGTCCTTTCGCGCGGCGCCACCGGCGTTCCATCGCCGACCACGCTCGCGAATGTCGACGCGACCTTGTCCGCCGAAACCGTGCGCCCGCTGACGGACTTCGTTTCCGTGTATGCGGTCGACGTCGTTTCGTACACGGTCGAAGCGGAAATCGACGTCGCCGACGGTCCCGACCAGGAAGTCGTTCGCGCAACGTCGCAAGCGGCCGCCGAAGCCTACGTCACCGCACAACGAAAGATCGGACTTCCCATCGCGCGCTCGGGCCTGTTCGCCGCAATTCATGGCGCCGGCGTGCGGAACGTGAATCTCATTCAGCCCGCCGCTGATGTCGACGTGACCGCGCAACAGGTCGCGATTTGCTCCGGCGTTTCCGTGAGCATCGCACCGTGAGCGCAGCAGCCTACGACCTGAACATCGAAGCGGGCGCGACTTTCAAGGTCGTGCTGAACGTCAAGGATGGGCCGACGGCCGCGTCGCCCGCGCTTGACCTGACGGGATGGGTTCCGCGCTTGCAAGTGCGCAAGGAAGCGGCCGCGCTCGGCGTGCTTCTGGATTGCAACACGACGAACGGCCGCATCACTGTGACCGGCGTCGGCCTGGGCGAAATCACGTTGGCGCTTACGCCGACGGACACGGCGCGCCTGGACGCGGCGGGCGGCGTTTACGACCTAATCATCACGAAGACCGCGACGGGCGAAGTTCGCCGCCTGCTGAAGGGCGCCGTGATCGTGTCGCCGTCGGTTACGCGATGACGGACGCGCTCACCGTCACGAACGAAACGACCGAAGTCGTCGCGCAAAATGCGACGACGACGCTTGTCGTCGCGTCGACGACGGAAGGCGCGACGGTCGTCGAGCAATACCAGGCGCTAGACGTCGCGGCGCCGGCGCAAGTCGTCGTCGTCGTGAACGCGCCAGGGTCGGGCGGCGCATATGATCCGCTCGGGGCAGCGGACGACGCCGTCGCAGCGCATGAAGCGGCGAGCGATCCGCACCCGCAGTATTTGACGCCGGCCGAAGGCGCCGCGACGTTTGTCGCGCTCGCATCGTTCACCTGGCCGAACCTGGGCGGCAAACCGACGACGCTCGCCGGCTATGGCATCACGGACGCGATTCCGTCGTCGCAAAAGGGCGCCGCAAACGGCGTTGCGCCGCTCGGAAGCGATTCGAAGATCGCGGCCGCGTACCTGCCGGCCTACGTCGACGACGTCCTGGAATACGTGAACCAGGCGGCGTTCCCGGCGACGGGAACGGCGGGCGTCCTTTATGTCGCGATCAACAGCGGCACGTCGGCCGACCCGTCGCGCGCGTATCGCTGGAGCGGTTCGGCATACGTCGAAATCTCCCCTTCGCCTGGTAGCACGGACGCCGTGCCGGAAGGCGCGACGAATCTCTATTTCACGAACGCCCGCGCGCAAGCTGCCGTTACGACGATCACCGGCAACGCCGGAACCGCGACGAAGCTCCAGACGGCGCGCACGTTCGCAATCACCGGCAAGGCGACGGCGGCCGCCGTGTCGTTCGACGGCTCGGGCAATGTTTCGCTGAATGTCACTGCTGTTTCGCTCGCGGCGTCCGACATTCCGTCGCTGGATTGGTCGAAGATCGCGACGGGAATCCCGACGACCGTTTCCGGCTTCGGCATTACCGACGCAGTTGACCTGTCGACGAATCAAACCATCGGCGGAACGAAGACGTTCAGCGCGGCCGCGATCCTCGCGGGCGGAACGTATTTCAACGGCGCGGCTGCGACCGCGCGCCGCTTGGGGTTCCGAACGGCTGGATCGCAGCGATGGGACATCGGCGCCGACGGCACGGCGGAAAGCGGAAGCAACGCGGGAACCGCGTTCGTCCTGAACGCGTTCGACGACGCGGGCGTTTCGCTCGGAAGCGTGTTTTCCGTTACGCGCGCGACGCGCATCCTCGCGTTCACCGTGTCGCCGACTGCGCCGACGCCGACCGCTGGCGACAATTCGACGAAGCTCGCAACGACGGCGTTCATCACGGGCGCGCTCGCTTCGTATGTGACGACGGCGAATTTCACGTTCGCCAATCTCGGTGGAAAACCGACGACGCTCGCGGGCTACGGCATCACCGATGCGGTCGCGTCGTCCGCGTTCACCTGGGCCAACCTGGGAAGCAAACCGACGACGCTTTCGGGCTTTGGCATCACCGATGCCGTGAACCTGTCGTCCGCGCAAACCATCACCGGCGCGAAGGCGTTCGGCGCGCGCGTGGACGTGACCGTCAACGCCGAAGGCTTGCGCCTCGGCGCAGCGGGCGCCGCGCAATCGCATTTCGCGCACGACACGAACGGCTGGTGGGGTACAAACACCTATTACAACTCGGGATGGCTGGTCGACGACGCGACGAAACCCGCGTTCGTCGTTATGCAGCATGTCGCGAATGACCGATGGGAATGGCGCCACACGCCGGCGGGCGGATCGCAAACGACCGTCGCGACGCTCACGGGCGCGGGCCTGTTTAATGCCATCGGCGGATTGCAGTCGAACGGCAATGCCGTATGGCACGCCGGCAACTTCACGCCGTCGAATTACGTCGCGACGTCGACCGTCAACGCCGCGAACGGCGTCGCCGGACTTGATGCGAGCGGAAAGCTCAATCCGGCGCAACTGCCAGCGCTCGCGATCACGGACACGTTCCCGGTCGCGTCCGAAGCGGAAATGCTCGCGCTGACGGCGGACGTCGGCGACGTTGCGGTCCGCAGCGACGAAAGCAAATCGTACATTCTGCGCGCTTCGCCGGCTTCGACCCTCGCGAATTGGCAGCAACTACTTTCGCCGACCGCTGCCGTTTCGTCCGTGTTCGGGCGGACTGGCGCAATCACCGCGCAAGCGAATGACTACACGTTCGCGCAAATCGGTTCGAAGCCGACGACCCTTTCGGGATATGGCATCACGGACGCGGTCGCGTCCGCTGCCTTCACCTGGTCGAACCTGGGGTCGAAGCCGACGACGATTTCGGGGTTCGGAATTACCGACGCGGTCGACGTATCGACGACGCAGAACATCGGCGGCACGAAGACGTTCACCGGGACCGTGTCAATCGGTGGGTCGACTGTAGGTTCGAACGTCGGCGTCGAGCTTGGCGGCACGAACGGCACGGCGACGACGCCGTTCGTCGACTTCCACTCCGGCGCGACCGCGACCGACTACGACGCGCGCATCATCGCTAGCGGCGGCAATGGCGCATCCGGCGGCGGCACGCTGCGACTGATCGCGACGAATCTCTATGCCGGCGCGGCGGGCACGAACTCGCTTTGGCATAGCGGCAACTTCGATCCGACGTCAAAGATGGACGCGGCGGGCGGAACGTTCGGCGCGGGAATCGCGTTCACGCAAACAATCGCATCTAGCGTCACCGACCTGGCGAAGCAGATTCAATTATGGGCGGGCTACGGATTCAGCATCACGTCGTCCCGCCTGAACGTCGTGGCCGCTTCGAACGCAAGCGTTTATTTCAACTTCGGCGGCGCGGACGCCTTCCGAGTGAACGCGGCCGGCGTGGTCCCGCAGCTCCAGACGATTACTTCCGCAGCGACGATCACGCCCGCCGCTGGCGATGACATGGTGAAGGCGACCGCGCTCGCTGTCGCTGCGACCATCGCCGCGCCGTCCGGCACGCCGAACGAAGGATGGGGCTTCGTCATTCGCCTGAAGGACAACGGCACGGCGCGCGCGTTGACCTGGAATGCCATTTATCGCGCTGCGACTGGCGTTACGTTGCCCACGACGACGACGGTCGGCAAAACGACCTATGTCGCGTGCGTCTACAACACGACGGACACGAAAGTCGACGTCGTCAGCGTGGCGCAAGTCTGATGATGCCGATTCAGGCGATGCTTTATCGGAAGGCGGGCGCCGTCGTCGATGCGACGGTTTCGTTCACGCCTGACGGCGCGTCTGTGTCGAAAACGAATTCGACGGTCTATTCGCAGAACGTGACCGCGAACATCACGAACGGCGTCGGTCCGTTTACGTACCAATGGACGCACAGCAACCCGACGCGCTTCACGCTGTCGAACGCCACGTCGGCGACCTGCACGCTGCAAGGTGGCGGATACACGAACGTCGAATATCTCGACGACCTAACGCTCACGATCACTGACACCGGAAACGGAAACAAAACAGCGACGCACACCGCAACGTTCGACGTCGCATGGGGAACGCCAGTATGACCGAAACGCTCCTTCCGCCGAGCGCAACGCCGCAGGAACGCGCCATCGAAGGCGCAACCGCGCGCATCGGCGACGTCGGCGCGCCGCTGCGCGACTTGTGGAATCCCGACACCTGTCCCGCGTCGCTGCTGCCGTGGCTCGCGTGGGCGCTGTCGATTGACGGCTGGAAACCTTATTGGCCGGAGTACGTCAAGCGCGCGCGCATTCGCACCGCGATTGCGGTCGCTCGGAAGAAAGGCACGGTCGACAGCGTGCGCCAGGTCGTCGCCGCGTTTGGCGGTTCGATTGTGCTGCGCGAATGGTGGGAGAACGATCCGCCGACGACGC